GGTAAATATAGTTAGGAGCATAAATGCCAAAAGGTATAGGTTACCCAAAGGGTATGAAGAAGAAAAAATCTTCTAATAAAAAAAATAAAAAATAATTATGGCAGAGTATCAAGGTAAGTCAGTTAAACTTAATAGTCCATCTAGGATAGGCAAGGGCGAACCAGGGTATGGTCGTAAAAAATTTAAAGTGTTTGTACAAGATGGTGGTAAAGTAAAAAAAGTTATGTTTGGCGACCCAAACATGGAGATACGCAAAGATAACCCAGAAGCTAGAAAATCGTTTCGTGCAAGACACAAATGCGATACAGCAAAAGACAAGACTACACCTAGGTACTGGTCTTGCAAAATGTGGTAAGGAGCAACATGGCAGCTAAAAAAGGTTTATATTACAACATAAACAAAAGAAAAAAAGCTGGTACTAGTAGGTCTAAAAAAAATTCTACTATTAGTGCTAAGAACTATAGGGAGATGCAAAAAGGATTTCCTAATAGTAAAAAAAATAAAAAATAATTTTGAAAGTACCATGTCCAGTATGTGGTGTAGATTTGGAACCTGGAAATAAAATGAAATGTAACAACAAGAAATGTGATAAGCGTGGAAAATAAACTTTGTTATGCAGCAGGATGCCACAGACCATTACCACCTAAAAAGAAAAAGTTTTGTAGTAAGCGTTGTTACGAAAGAATAAACCAGCAAAAAAAACGAGCTAGGAAAGCTGGTAAAGAGTGGACACAAGAAGATGATGTTTTAGACATACCATCACAAAAACCTAATGTAGCATCTAGGCGAGGACAGGTTTATGAAGATATTAAACAATCTGGTCTTGCACAAGAGATATACGAAAAATCAATAACACTTACAGAAGTATCTAAAATACTAGGCACTACAACTGCTGCTGTATCTATGGCGTACCAGGCATATTTAGAAGATATAAAGTCTGAACAAGAACAAGAGAATTGGTCATTACCTCAGGTAGCAGAAGAAACACTAAAAGATTTTAATGAGTTTAGGCAACGATACTTTAGAACAGAACAAGGCGTTGCATTTGAGACACCAGAGTTTCACACTAAGTGGATAGAAAACATTATGGATGCTATTGATAATGGTGGACAGCACATGATACTTAGCCCACCTAGGCATGGTAAAACAGAATTACTTATACATTTTGTAGTATGGCTTATATGCAATAACCCAAATATTAGAATTATGTGGGTAGGTGGTAACGAAGATATTGCAAAGAACTCTGTATCTTCTGTAATGGACCAATTAGAAAATAACGAATTATTAATAGAAGAGATATGTGGACCAGGAGCAAAATTTAAACCTAAAACAAAATCATCAAAGTCTTGGTCTCAACATGGTTTTACTGTAGGTACACGAACAGTTACAGGTATTAAATCTCCAACAATGATTGGTATAGGTAGAGGTGGTAAGATTTTGTCAAGAGACTGTGATTTAATTATTGCAGATGACATTGAGGACCATAGTTCTACTATGCAACCAGCATCAAGAGAGAACACAAGAAACTGGTGGACTACAACATTATCAAGTCGTAAAGAGGAACATACAGCTATGGTAGTTATTGGTTCTAGGCAACATTATGATGACTTATATTCACATCTAGTAGATAACGAAAGTTGGAGTACAACAGTAGAACAAGCACACGATATAGCTTGTACTAAGTCTGATTGGGAAAATGAAGCACATCAAGATTGTATGTTGTGGGCAAGTAAGCGTACATACAAGTGGCTAATGGATAGAAAGAAAGCTGCTGAAACTACAGGTGGTAGAGCTATATACGAAATGGTATATCTTAATGTAGCTATGCCAGATGGTATGAGTTTGTTTGATGCAGAAGAGATAGAACAATGTAGAGACCAAGGTAGAGACATAGGACACATACCACACAATGTAAGATTAATTGCAGGGCTTGACCCATCATCAACAGGATATCAAGCTGCGTTCTTATGGGGTTATAACCAGGAACAAGATACTTTGTATATGATTGATATGGAAAACTCATTAGGTGGTGGTATTCCTAAAGCGTTAGAAATTATACAAAAATGGTTTACTAAATATAATCTTGCACATTGGGTTATAGAAGAAAATGGTTTTCAACGAGCAATACGACAAGATAAATCAATTAGAGACTTTGCAGCAAAACATGGTATATTTTTAGAAGGTACACAAACTTATGGTAACAAGCATGACCCTATTTATGGTGTTACAGCTATGAGACCATTGTTTGCAAATAAATTAATAAATTTACCTTATCGTAGCTTTGAAGCACAAGAAAAGGTAAACTTATACAGAAGTCAGTTAGTATATTTTAGTTCTGCTCAAAACAAGAGTAGAAGTGTAGGTACTAAGTCTGACATTGTTATGGCAAGTTGGTTTCCTATGAAAACAATAAGGCGTTTACAAAAAGAAAGACTTGCTACAATGGGTATGGAATACCAACCTAGTTTTAGTAACTATGAAGGACTAGGTATAGATTTGGATAGTTGGAGATAATGGTAAAAACAGCAGATGAGCTTTACAGCAGAGTTTACGAACTTAGACAATTAAATTCTGAACTTGCACAAGATAAACATAACATCAGAGCAATACTTAATGGTGGAGCAGATGGTATTAAAGCATTGCTTGGTAAAGATATGCGTGATATGGATTACAGACAACTACCAGCACCTAACCTACTTATGTCTGCATTAGAGAGATTTGCACAAAAGATAGGTAGAGCACCAGATTTAAAAGTAGATATATTTAACGACAAGGATAGCGAGAGAGCTACTAAGAGAGCAGAAAAACTAGAGAGAATAGTAACTGCGTATGATGACATACAGAAACTAGATAAGCAATTACCACAAGCTGGTAGATGGCTACCTGGTTATGGATTTGCTGTATGGGTACTTAAAGAAAAAAAAGATGCTAATGGAATACCATATCCTGTAGCAGAACTAAGAGACCCATACCTTTGTTACCCTGGACATTTTGGTATTGACCAGGAACCAAAAGAATTAGCAATATTACAACGAGTACCTCACGCAACATTAGCTAGACAATATCCAAAACATGCAAGTGTAATACTTGATGAAGTAAGTACAGAATATAATACAATGGCTTATCTATCTAGCTATGACAAGACCTGGGCTAATGCAGATGGTACAGGTAAAGTAGTTGCTGAATACTATGATGAAGAAGGAACTTATGTATTCTTGCCAGAAAACAAAATAATATTAGATTTTATACCAAACCCACTTAAATCTGGACCAAGATTTGTAATAGCAAAACGATATAGTTTTGACCAAATGCAAGGACAATTTCATCATGTTATTGGCTTAATGGCTAACATGGCGAAAATAAATATTCTATCTGTCATTGCAATGGAAGATGCTGTGTTTACAGAAACCAACATCATTGGCGAGATAGAGAGTGGACAATATAGAAAGGGTAGGTTCGCTGTAAACTATTTGACACCAGGTAGTCAAGTATCTAAACCAGTAAATAACTTACCTTATCAGTTGTTCCAACAGATAGATAGATTAGAACGACACTTGCGTTTAGGTTCTGCATATCCTGTAGCAGATGATGGACAATCGCCAAATGCGTTTGTTACTGGTAGAGGATTAGAGGAACTAGGTCAATCATCATCATTGCATGTAAGAGAATATCAAACAATAATGAAAGATGCGTTAGAGGAAATAGATAGCAAGAGGCTAGAGTGGGATGAGGTTATGTATGGTGGTATGCGTAAACCTATCGCAGGATTTAGAAATGGTACAGCGTTTAAAGAAACTTATGTACCTAATTCTGATATAGCAGAAGTATATAAAACAAGAAGAGTATATGGAGTTATGGCAGGATTTGATGAACCACAAAAAATTATTACAGGGTTGCAATTAAAACAACAAGGCGTAATAGACATGCAAACATTACAAGAGAACCTTGATGGTTTAGATAACATATCTCAAATACAAAATAGAGTAAATGCAGAAAAAGCAGAGACTGTGTTATTTGAAGCATTAATGGCACAAGCAGCACAAGGTAACATCAAAGCTAGTCTTGCAGCTAAAGAAATTAGAAAAAATCCACAAAACATGACACAGATACTAGATGAGTTTTACACAGAAGAAGAAGTACAGGCACAAGAAGTAGCTGCACAAGCACAAGCTCCAGCAGAACCAGACATTGCTTCTGTACTTGCACAACTAGGTGGACCAGAACAATTAGCAACAGGTCCAGGAATACCACCAGGAGTACCTATTGGCTAAACCATTTGATGAAATTAACGAAAAGTTTATAGATATAATTAATCAAGAAGATTGGGAATTTGCTTCGTTTCCAGTAGAAGAAGAAACAGTAGTAGAAATTATTCCTATTGTTAGACCAGAAATAGATACAGGAGATATACCATTAGGTACTTACATTATTCCAACACCAATACCTAATGTTTTTATAAACATATCATTAGGTTTTGATATACAACAAGGAGATGAAGATGCCAGGTGGTAGAAAAAGTAAGTCGTTTAAACAAGCAACTGATATGGCAGTTGATGGTGCATACCAAGATTTAGTAGTTCCAAATAGAGCAAAAGGAGACCCAACAGGGCAATCCACAGCTATAGGTAATCAATTAGATGCAGTTGGAACACCATTAATGAACGAAACAATTGTTACTGGTGGTATGCCAATGGTTAGCGATATATTTAATGCTCCTACACAAGAACCAGATACACCTGGTTATATACCAGAACAAGAAATGCAAGTAGCTACACCTGTGCAAGAAACACAGATTACAAGACAGATAATTACTAAAAGGTTTCCAGAACTAAGATATAGGTTTAATTAATGGGTTTTTATTTGAGATGGGGTCAAGAGTGGCTTAAATCACAAGAAGAAAAAGCTATAGACCAACAAGCACTTAACACAACTAAGAACTCTATGTCTGATGCAGAGATAGAAATACTAGGTAAGAAATCTTTAGATTTTCAATCTATGAACCCAAATGAAGATAGCAACTTACCTATTGCTGCTGCATCTATGGGATTAAGTTCAAAAGAGTATTACAACTTATGGACACAAACAAATACAGATATCCCAGATATTAAAGAAGAACCTAATAAAAAAAGAACACAAAGTTATTGGGATAGAGCTAAAGAAGCATATACAAAAACCAGACAAGTAACTAATGAAACACAAAAAGAATTGTTTGGAGAAAGTCAGTTACGAAAAAGTACAGCTGTTAATAGTTTATTAGTAGGTTTAAATGCTTGGTATCAAAAGTTTCAAGTAGCTGGTATGAACTCTTTTGCTATTGCAAGTAAAGCAGAGTTAGAAAGATTAGCTAGAGAGCAAGGTAAAGAATTAGATAGAGATTATTCAAGATTTGTAGGAGACCCAGAAACAGAAGATAATGAGATACCTTTAACATGGAAAATAAAATCAATGATGGAAGGTGTCAAAACTGCTTCTATTCGTGGTGCATTAGAAATATCTCGTAAAAAAACAGGTAAAGATATACCAACAGAGATATTAAATTTAGCACCACTTGCTATTACAGATAATGTAACTTACTTAAATACAAAAAAAGATTTTAAATTTGCAGAAACAGATTTAGAAGTAATCAATAAACATTTTCCTAGTGTGTATGCAGAAAATTTAAAGATACAACAAGATGGAGAAGTTAGAGAACCTACAACACAAGAGAGATTAGATGCGTATATAGATACAGTTAATCAGTTGTATGGTTCTGCAAATCCAAATGGTATAGAAACATTTTTTGGTAGCAATCAATATTTCCAGGAAGCAATGCAAACTAGAGAAGGTTTTAAGAAATATAGTATACCTGCAACACCTGGAGATATGGTTAGATATACACTTACAGGTTCATTAGGTGGAGAATACAGTCCACTTAATAATGTAATTGCAGATATAAAACTAGAAACAGAAGGCGAAATAGCTAACTTAGTTAATACATATCAAACAACAGGTATGACTGACCAAGAGTTTGAAACTAAATTTAACGCTTTGCTATCAGGAGAGCAAGATAAAATATCAGATTTAAGTTTTGACCCAAAGCATGGATGGAACGCATGGATAGGTTTTATGGGCAACTTATTCGGTATGGTTTTACTAGACCCAACTATGGTTTTTCCTGGCGTTGGTATAGGTGGTAGGTCTGCACAAACAGCAAAAACACTTACAAGCGTAGGTAGAGAACTTGATAATTATATAAAAGCAGGTGGTAAATCAGCAGATTTTTGGATAGACAAAGATACAACAATACAGCTTATGGCAGATGAAATTACTAAAGCAGTAGATGAAGGTGCTCCAGTTATGTTGTATCTATCACGAAATGGGTTTAGTCCTAACATGGCTATGAAAGTAGTTAATAATCCAGACAAAACTTTTGACATAATAAAAGAAAGTTTGACTGGTGGTTTAGTATCTGATGTTAGATTTGCAGGTAATAACTTAACAAGTGCTAATGATTTTCATATACAAGCAAAAGTATTAAATGATAACTTCTTAGATAACTTGTATGCTGCTATGACAGATAGTCAATATACAGCTACTTATATGCGTGGTGGTGGTAGAAAGTCTAAGAACCCAGTAAGAACATTGGCTTCTAGTTTTAAAGATGTATTTGGTGGTACAGACCCAAGACTACCATCAAGACCATGGGCTTATCTTACAGAGGTAGATAGAGCAGTAGATACTTTTATTAAAACAGGGTATATGTTTTCTATACCAGAAAACAAGATTGATGATTTAGTAAAAGAATTTTATACAGAGATATTTAATAAAAACTATAGAGGAGCACAAGAAGTATTTTATGACAAGTTAATTAAAACAGAAGGTGCATTACAACTGCGATATGTATTCGGTTTGTCAGATAAAGAAATAACAGAATTTATGGCAGACCATCTTGATGATGTTAGAGGATTTAGCGAAAAAGGTAGAGCATATAGACCAACATTAAGTGAACAGTTTTATGATAGACAACTTATGCAAGATGGATTAGACCCTATCAGTAGAGCACAGCTAAACAATGCAATGTTGTCAGAAACAGATAAAGCTGCTGCTATACAAAATACATTAGCTATGGCAGGTCAAGCTATGGATTTAACAATTAATGTACCAGACATAAAAGCTACATTGCGTTATACATCTATGCGTAGAAGGTTAAGAAACAAAACATTTAGAAAAAATGGTTATGAAGAAAGTATAGATGCAGTTAGACAAGCAGCTAATGAAGGTAAACTTGGTACTTTCTTTGACCCATCTACACCACTAGGTAGAGAACTTAAAGGTGCAATAGCAGATGGATTAGATGACCCATCAGTATTGTTTAAGTATGGTGCAGAGAGAATACCTTTTAAAGCTACAGATGCAGCATTTACTTTTATTAGTAGAGCATGGATGCCACTACAGCTTATTACACGATTAGCTTTCCCACTTAAAATTACAACAGATGGTAATTTAAGGATGTCAGCTAGAGGTTTTGCATCTATATTTAGAGACCCATGGGAGTATCTAAAGTTAATATGGAACGACCCAAATGGTGCAATGGTTAAATTAATACAAGCACAAAACCCAGACTTTAAACCATTAACTGCACTTACAGGACCATTTAGAACAAGTGCAAAAGTACTAGATGAGAAGTACCCAGACTTTATACGAAAGGGATTAGGTGCCTTAAAACAAAACAATTCTAAGTTTGGATTACCAGAAGTACAAGACTTGTACGAGAGAGACCCACGCTTTACATCTGTATTTAGGAAAAACAGAGGAGATTGGGAAGATATACCTAAGTATGCAACTGGAGAAGAAGTAGTACCAGGAGCTACAAAGCTAGATGTAGATGACAATTATGTAGAAGCATATATAGATTTCTTAATTACACAAATGGCACATGACCCATTTATGCCAGTTATAGCACAAGCTATGAAGAAAAACCTTAGTGATGAAGAAGTTGTTGATTTAATACAAAGAACACCATATCTTATGGATGAGATTGTAGATTTAAACAGAAAGACATTATCTGTTAGAAGTGTTGATAAAGCATCACAAGTTGTACCAGTTGTAAAAACACAGGAAGATTTTATAGATTTTGTTAGACATCACAAAATGTTTATATCTAACTTTACTGCTAACCAACAAGATTTATTAGATGTTATTGCACAAGGTATGGTAGGTAAAACAAATGTAAGAAGTTTAGATGTTGCAAAACAAATAAACAAAAAGAAAATAAAAGAAACTATTACACCATACATGTTAGAAGTATTAGAAGATTTACCATTTGAAGTACCAGGTGTAAAGAAAGTTACAGGCAAAGGATTTGCACAAGGATGGGCAGATTTGATGGATGCGTTGTTCTTTGTAGCTGGTCAAGCAGAAGCATCACTATCACGAATACCTACATTTAAACAAGCATATTATCACTTTATAGAAAGCAACTTAGTGTTTGCTACACGCAAAGGTTTGCAAGATATATTAGATGCACACTATGACCCAGATAGTGTAGTTAATTTACCAGCAGATTTACTTTCATCAGTTAAAAGAAATCTAACAGATGCAGAAATACCTTTTGAACAAATAGAAGAAGTAATGAAGAAAGCAGTAAGACAGAGATTACAAGTTACTGATGATGCTGTTACATTTGTTGCTTACAATGCAGATAATAAATATGCACCAAGAGTATTACAAGCTACATCTAAACAACAGTTAGAAATGGACTTGTTGTTAAGCAATGCAGAAGGTAAAGCATACTCTATAGAAACAGCAGGTGGTATTAGATTAGGAGATGAGAATACAAAGATAGGTGCATACTATTCATCAATACCTAGAAAAAATGTATTGGTAGATGGTGTATTAGATACATCACAAGACAGACAGTTTATAAAAGCAATAAAAGAATTACATGCAGATACAGGTAAAAATACATTTAATATAACAAATAATTTTAAGGCATTAATTAAAGAAAACCCTACACCAACAATTAAAGAGCTAAGGAAAGCATTGGGTATGGGTAATGCTAAGTATGATGATGTTGCAGAGTTTATGCAAAGGTCTGGAATATTAGCAATGGTAGATAGTAAGTCTGGAAAGTTAGTAGTAAACAATGCACAGAAGAGTGGTTTAATATCAGAGTTTACAGAGATTGATTATCACACAATGTTAGACCTAGATGATATTAGAACAGATACTGTACGCAATATGACATTTAATGACATCAACAAAACAGCATCACAATATGCACTAGAGCTACACAACAGATTGTTATACAACTTACTAGAAAGAGGTTACTTAGCAGAAGCATACAAAGTAGGATTACCTTTCTTTGAAGCATACAGAGAAGTATTAGGTAGATGGACACAGCTAGGTGCAGCAAACCCTAGAGCATTAGCACAGGTAGGTTTTGCATACAGGAAAGGTATAGAAAACAATTATATTTATACTGACAAGTTTGGAGAGAGATACTTAATTATACCTGTAGGTGGTACAGCTTTAGAAAGTTATGTCAAATCAGAAGGAGAGGGTACCTGGAAAGATGACATAAGCATAGAAGATAGCAATATCATACTTAAAAGAAGTTTACCTATATCAGCATTGGGTGTTGCTGGTGGTGGTTTATTTCCACCATTAGGACCAGTTGTAGCTTTACCACTTGGTGCAATGACTAGAGATAATCCAGAAACTAGAAGATTACTAGAGAGAACTATATTCCAATTTGGTTTGCCATTTGAAAGTGGTACTGGCGATATTAAAGATTTAATTGGCGAAGCAATACTAGAAGAAACAATACCAGCTACTGGTAAGAATATGTTTAATGCTATTGCAAGCAAGATAGGCGTTAAAGGTTTTGATGAGGATTTATACCAAACAGCTACTACACAAGCTGTACAGATAGCTGCAATGTTATACCCAGAACAAGCAGATGACCCAGAGTTTATGTTTAATACAGCAGCAGTTATACGAGATAACATATTCCAACTAAAAGCATGGGATAGAAATGTTAATCCATTAGTTCCTAAACTAAATGTGTTATATCGTATAGATACAGATAACGATACATTTAACGATTGGTATGGTAAAGACAATGAAACATCTGGTGTTGTATGGAATAGCTTTGTTGAGCTTGGAATAATACATGGTTTTTATCAAGACCTAAGAGACCACTATGCACTAACTATGGGTAGTAAACAAGCAGATTATGAAGCTACATTAGAAGTAGTTAGATTACTAGGGCTAGACATATACGATATGGAGACAGCATTTACATCTGCATCATTACAGCTTAAAGGTAAGTCTATATCAGAGAGTGGACCAATGGCTAGAACAAAACCAGAGTATCAGTTCTTGTTAGATAACAAAGAATTGTATGAAGATTATGGTTCTAGCATACTGTATTTTTATGACAAACTAGGTAGTGGCGAAGTAGATTACACATCTTATGGAATACAAAAAGGATTAGGTAACATTACACCATTAAACAAAGAAGAGTTTTACTGGCGTTCTGCTACATACGCAGCATCATTAGTAGAAAGAGCAATGATGGAAAGAGCAGCAGCTAAGTGGGATGCACAGAGATACAGTCCTAATGAGCAAAAGATAGAGAAAGCAGAATTAGAACTTACATTAAGAAAGATGTTTCCATTAGCATATCAAGTAGACCCAGCAGAAGTAGCCACTAAGTTACCAGGTAAAGAAATACCAGATAGCTTTGATTGGGATTTAGTTATACCAATATTAGAACAAGCTATAGAAGATACTCGGTTTAAACAGCTAGGTTTATACGAACCTATGTCTAAATACTTAGATTACAGGAATAGTATATTAGAAGGAATACAAGTAGGTAAGCAGATACCACTTAGAGAAGATGCTATTATATGGTTAAGAACACAAACTTCACAGGAAGCACAAGCTGTTCGTGATGAGTTATATAGATATGGTGCAACATTAATTGAAGAAACTCCAGAATTTCTACCTGTGTTTAATGATGTGTTTTATAATGAGATTACTAAGTTTGGTATAGGAGATTTAGCAGATGAGTGAAGAAACAAAAGGATATACATTACCTAGAGGTGTTGGTGGAGTTACAGGACCTATTATTCCTGGCACAGATGTTACACCAGATAGTGCATCCCAAGCAACACAATGGGCAATTGATTTACTTAGTGGAGAACTAAATAATAAAAAACCATTAGGAGAAGGTTTCCAAAGTAAATATCAAATGGAACAAACCTACATGGATAAAGCTAAAGGTTTTCCTGTAACTAGAACAGTTGATGTAGATGCAGAAGAATATTTAAAAGATAAAGGTTATAAGTTTATTTACTTTCCTTATCAAGCAGGAGAAGTAGCTAGAGATATAGCACCTGGTATACGAATAATTCTTAAAAACCAAATGGCAAGTGTTGGTCTAATAGACCTCAATAAAACACAAGGTTCTATGGTAGATGAAGAATTTGTTAAAGGTATTACAAGACTTATGGAGTTTTCTATGAATAACAAAGGTAAGTTTGACTGGGTACAGAGTTTAGGAATACTTAGAACTGATATGTCAGTTAGGAAAGCTGCTACAACAAAAGCACCTAAAATTGAAAACGAGCAACTAGATGATTTAGTAGATGAGTTTTTAGCAAAGTCAAAATCTAGGAAAGGTGCACCATTATCACAAGAAGAAAAAG